CCATCGGCAGTAAAGCGCGTACCAAAGTTGCGCTCACCACCCTCTACCATCAGAGTGGACATGTGCCCGCTGATGTCAACGTAGTTCGAGCCACCGTCATCGCTGAATTTGGCTCGAACATCGACAAAGGAAAAACCACCAGTAGTTTGGGTCATTGTTCAATCTCCTTCTTGTGTGTTTTCTTTGCCACAGTTACCTCAGGGGTAACAGCAGCCACGGCCACGGCCTCGGCAGGCCACTCACCAAGTACTTCGAGAAGGCCCGCATCGCGGCCGCGTATCATAGCCTCTTCAGGCACAGGCACAGTGTTTTCTTCTCCCGCGAGGATGAGTTCTCGTGTTTCAGGGATCCAGATGTTTGCTGCCGCACCTGCTCTAACTTTATATGTCTTGCTCATATCACGCTCCTAGAACGAGTTCTTGAATAGCAAGGGAATCATTTCCACCAGATAGTCATTGCCACCTAATGGAGCCCTTTCAACTAGTGTACCACTTTCGATGTATTCGAGTGACGTCCACAGGCCTTGCTGCTTAGGATTGTTCTCTACTGCGTCCTTGACGCCTGCTTCAATGTCATCGACCAGATCCTCGGCCATCTCTTCGGTCCATTTAGGATTCTGTGGGTCGTAGAGTATGACCAACGAGTAAACCACAATTGTGAACTGAGCCATCTTCTGTCTTACTGTAAGAGGAGGCCTTTGCGTCGAACCACTAGTTATGTACACTAGGGGTGACTGGCCTTTAGGCTCTGCAAGTCTAGCCTTTTTCACGTTTGCTGCTGGGACCAAGTCTGCTAGTGCGGTCTGCAGCAGAGGATGAAAGGCTCGTCTTATTGCTTTGCGGTTGGTAAGCAGCAAGTCAGTCATGGTCGGGGTATTCCTCTGGTCAAAGCACGCATGCCGTAAGTTTCAGCAAGGTGCCCTTTATCTTGCAAGGTTCTTGCAAAGAAGGCGTGGCTACCTCCTCGTGCATGCTCATAAGGTCCATAGATGTGCGGCCACTGCAAATTGCTCTGCCCTCTTCGGTACACGATACGAGGATTAATGTATACGTGACCTGTAGAGGTATGACTGTCATACTCCCACAAAAACGAATCTGAGAGGTGGCCAGTCAGCCTGTGTGCAATCGTACCGGCATACGAAGTCCAGGCTTTCAAGACATCGTGTGCGGTATCTCGTATTATGCCCCTGTACCAGTTACTGTCAGCCATCGTCCCAATTGCACGACGCACCTTGGCATAGTTGGTAGCAGTTAGGGTAAGAGTGAACGAAGCAGTGGGCATCAGGCCTCAGGTGGTCTTTTGTAACTCCAACACCAGTTGAATCTGGGCTCCCGGCCAGTCCATTGGAGCCCTGACTTTGAACGTACGTTCGGTGTGCAACTCGATTACGTCGTCACCGTTGAGGATCTTATACTCAGATGTAACAAATGCCTCGTACAAGTCAATGGGGCTATCTGTCACTTGACGCTGCAGCGTTTCCCTGCTTATTGGATCTATTGGCGTAATGGGCATGTTCTCGTACACAATAATCGGCTCACCACGAATTCCTGTCGTTTCATTGACGGGAGGAGGTCGTTTTACTCTTGCCCGATTACTGAACATGCGACTAGACGCCTTGGACTTCAGCATCATCCGAGTATCCATCTCTCTTTATGAATCCACCCACGAACGACACTCCACCCTGCCCTGCCGATTCAGTTTCTTCCTTGGCTCTCTTTGACAGTGCTGAGCTTACCTGGGAGAACGATTCTTTGCGGGGCCCCACTGTTGTATCAGGTACGACTGCCCATTCATTCGCAAGAACTTCAAGCAGAGCAGCTATCGCATTGGAGGTAGAGCCTTCCTTGGTGAGGATGGTTTGGATCTCCTCGTCCGAGTAGTTGTGCATATCCGGACGAGGGCCTTCGTCATCCTTTGTATCACCAATCTTGAGGCGAATATACCCAATGTCGGTGGAGGCGTCGTAGGTGAATGTCATAGTGTTACTTTTATAGCTGCAACGGTGACGGATGTGATGGCGGAGAAGTCGACGTACACCTCTCCAGCACCCTGATTGAACGCTGCAGGACTGAACGGGCCGATTATCTTCTCGGACCCGTTGGACACAGACACGATGTCCTCTGCGACATCGAGACCTGCAAACTTTGCTGGAGTCTGGCACGTCACATTGATTGGAGCCCCACCACCGTTCTTTACATGCAGGACAGTGGAACCGTCGTTGGCAATTGAGTGCCCGTCGACGTTGGCTGCAGTGAACGCAGGAACAATTCCAGCAAAGGTGGGGGTCTGAACGGCGAGTACGGATCTAGCCATAAAGCACCTCTAACTTGGGAGAGTCAGTTACCGGTTGCTGTTACGTAATAACCGGGTTGACGTAGTTGCCAGCAGCAGCTGCGAAATTGGCAACACCTGAAGTGCGCTCGCCAATGCCCATGCCGAATGTGAACAGCGCGATGGAGTCAAGTAGCGGGAAGCGCGTTTCGGTGGCAACGAGTGACAGGCCAAGCGGGAACCCTTCTTCGAAGCGAACCACCAGTGGGTTGTTTGCGTTGTTGAAGCCGCCCGGCTTAAACATCCCGGAGTACAGGGTGGGTAGCCGCGATGAGTACTTCAGTCGGGCCCAGCCACGATCCGTTTCGATGAGGCCGAAGTATGTCTCTTCAGGGACAGCTGCTCGGGTTTCAACACCTGCTGTCGACAGGACCCCACGTTCCGGCTTGCGGAACTCTGTCTGTGCAGTCCACGACGCGATGTCGGTCTCGGATACGATCATGTCGAACGGGGGGCGATGTCCATGCTCAACGAGATGGTCCATCATTGCCTTGATGGCAGCTGTACGTCCTGCCGCGTCGTTAGTGTTACGAAGATAGTGTTGATGCGCCGCTGCGAAGATCTTCCCTTCCCAAGTGGGTGGAATGTACTTTGCGTCACCAGTACCACCGTCCGCGAACGGAAGCGACTTGCCAGTAGTACCAACAGTCTCGACGGTGTTGCTGAAGAGACGGGTCATCGTCTTTTTCTGCCACGTATTGCGGCCGCGGTTGATGAGTGCCCTGATGTCGGCATCTATCATTGCCATACGACCACGGCGAAGGGCAAGGTATGTCCAGCCAAGAGCACCACCATAATCCTTCATCGGAATCATGTGACCAGTCAGGTCACCAATGATAGGATCAGGACGCTCAAGTTCGGAGTACTCCGGGATCTCCGAAGAATCACCACCAATGTCGTACTCGGTTTCCAACAGGGTGGTCGTCCGGAGCAGTCCTGCCCAGTAGCCCGTCGTTAGTGAACGATTGAACAGGGCAAGGGCAGTACCGATACGGGTAACGACACGGTCGTAAGTCGTGCCATCCTTCATGGCGAACTGCTTGAGATAAGCCAGATCCCATGTTGCGGGGAGGGTGATCAGATGTTTGATGTCTGAGTAACCAAGTTTGACGGTCATGTCATCCTCCTTATACCAGATTCACCTCAAGCCATAAGACATTGTTCGCATCACCAATGCCTACGACTTGAGGGACAGTGCCGGCAGCATCAGCAAGCTTGCCCGCAGTGTTCGAGGCAAACGCTTTTGCTCCAGCTACAACAGTGAAGCCGGCAGTAGGCCCGGCACGCTGAACGGATACACGATCACCCGCTGCACCAGCAACGGCACCTTCCGTTCCGATAGCCACGATGACACCCAACGAGCACATTGTGCCCGCTGCGGCAGCATTTGACTTCCAGAACAGGCCGTCGTTCTTCATCATGACGGAGTCACCTACTCCAGCCGCTTCTCCGAGGGCTCCGCCTCGAATAACAGCACCGGAAAGGGGACGTACGTCAGCGGCAACAACAGTCAAGTCAGCCATAACGTTTCTCCTTATCGTTATTCAGAATCTAGTCCGAAGTCACGAGCGACTTCTGACACGTACTTATCCGAGATCTCTACAGGTGACCCACGAGTCGTTGCATTGATGTCAGGGGCCTTCTTCTTGTCTGCCTTCAAATATGACCTGGCTTTCAGTTGGGTCTTGATGGAGTCCTTCACTGCATCAGCAATGTCGTCGTCATCAAGATCCTCTTCTACCAGATCTTCAGCAACGAAGCTAACAAGGTCTTTACGTGCTGTTGGAGATGCCAGTGTTACCTTCAACTCGCTAAGTGCGTCATCGACTAGGTCGCTAACAGCACTGCGTCGGAGCTTCATAGTCATCTGCTCGTTCTTCTTTCTCTCTGCAGCTAACTGCTTCTGAAGCTCAGCATCCCCACCATCAGCCTTCTTTACGGGGGTGGTGGTATCCTCTGTGGACGGTTCTCCGCCTTGCGCTTTGATCAGCTCGCGAATCTTTTTCTTGCGCTTCACGGACTCTTTGGTGACTTTGGCGAGGCTTGCTTGCAACCTTATAGCCACTTTTTTCAGCTCGGCGGGATCATCAGGAAGACTATCGTCATCTTCCTCTGAGTCAGTTTCCTCGGTCTCGGTCTCGGTTTCGTCCACTGACTCAACTTCTTCTTCGACGACTTCCTCGGTCTCGAGATTGTCGTCCGGCGCTTCCGTGCCGTCACTTTGTTTCTTGGTTACTGCTCCCATCTGGGGCCTCCTGTTTTGGTTCTGATGCGGCTTCCAGCTTTTGCTGTTCAGCTCGCATTTGCTTCATCTGGGCAATCTTCTTACTTGAGTAGCCCAGTTCTCGCCATATTTGTTCTTCCGGAATGCCAAGATTCTTTTTCTTCTCCAGGGCTTCCAGCTCATCAGTTGTCGGATGTAATCTACTTCCCCAAATTAGTGACAACTCAGCTTCTGAGTTCATCGACTCTTCACCGAACGTGTTCTGCAACTTGAGTGACATGTCGAAGCACTGAAGCCAGGGTTTGGTGACAAGAGAGCGACGGAGTGCAACCTTGTTGTTCAGGGGCTCTTCTTGTTGCTTTAGTGTCTCATCGCTAGCTATGAGTTTCGTCGTGATCACACGGGTGACAGGCGTTCCGGAGGTCAGCGCAGACCAAATGATAAATGTCTGGGTGAGCTCTGAAAGGCCGTCGATTGACTCTTTTGAAGGCTCAATTGCATCGAATGACGCTTCAGTTTTCGGCCGGGTGGTACCGATAATCTTACCAGGCTCGATTTCAGCCCAGTTCGACCTGTCTTCTTTCGGTGCCTGACCGTCCGTTGTAGGAATCCATCCCAAAGCTACGTAAATACGAAAGGCTGTTTGATCTGACGTCACTAATGCATCAATGGCACTCTTGTTAATTGCGTCCTGAATTACCATAACGTCTTCAATTTCCGACATACCACGTTTGTTCTGGAAATGGAAGACCGGAATGCCTAAAGGTTCATCTTCACTATCGACCCAAGAAATGGGCCACTCTCCATCGTCTGGATCAACTCGCGGAAGCCACTCAATGGTGTCTTCCCGTTGATACTTCTCGATTCTTTCAGGATAATATCTCACTTGGAAATCAATAATGTGTCCTTCTTCATTGTACTCAGACCACTGCTTGACTGCAAACAGGGGGTCAAGGTTTGTATCGTTCTGGGGGTAGAAGATTCTGCAACCAAAACCCTCTCCACCAGCGTCTGTCGAAGTCCACGTATTCGTCGGAATCCAAACGGGTCTGTTCTTTTCGTTATCCCAGGACACGATAACAAAATGTTCGCCGTCGACCAAAGTACTCTCATGCACATCATCCTGCACCGCATCCATATTGTTTTCGGTCCATACTTTCTCGGCCCACGTAATAAGGTCCACATCATCACAGTCGAACCCTTTTACGTTCAACTTCTCCGTTACGGCTTGAATGACTACAGACACCAAGTTTAGAGTAAACTCAAACCCACTGGCCATAGCGGGCAGAAACTCCTTCAACCTGTCAGACACTTTTGCCCCTTGCTCACCGAAATAGTATTTTCGAAGAGCCACAATCCTGCTTTGATGTCCAGTTTCCAAAGCATCTAGTACCTCCAAGTTCATCAAATCTACTGAAGGAGGAGGAAAGGGCGTGGAAACTGGTATGCTTTCAAAAAGAGTGTGCGGCATGTTATGGATAGTACGCACTTGGGGGTGGTGAACCAAGTGGTAAGGTAACAAGATTTGCTAAAGGCACTTCGACAGGACGTCGCGAGATGTGTGGCATCCAGACATATGGTCTTCCGTCATTAGTATACGGTCTAATTATTCCATGCGGAAACGGCACCGTGTGGCCTTTCGCATTTGTAATTGTCGCTCCGAAAAAGTACTCTCTGTTGTATTCCGGAGTAAGGAGATAGTCATCAAGCTTGACATCCTGCACACGGGTTGGATATAACCTTCCAGGTTTCAACGGAGGATTGCTCCAGCCGTCAAACATCACTGGCACTAAAACATTGTCAGTTGTGAGGGACAAGGCCTTTCGTAGACCTTTGAAGCTACCTTTAAAGATTGCACTGACTGAGTCCTTGAATGCTTGTACGAGACTGAACTTTGTCGTGCCAGACATTGCGGAACGTGAGCATGTACGCACTCTGTCCAAATCAGGGTCAGGACGAGTCAAGTCTCTAAGAAGTAACCAGCTGCGACGTAAATCATCTACTGCCCTGTTACAAAATGCTAATGCTGGTCCAAACAGGGCATCTACATACTGGGCAGGCATTCCTTCATTGATGGCATAAATGAAGAACTGCAACTGCATTGTGACGGGAACCTTATGATCCGAGTACGGCCAGACAGCGGGACAAGGAGCACAACCGCGCGTGTGCCCCCATACCTCCATGTCGTCTTTGTGCCGACGATAGAGAACTGCAGGCATGGGCTCGGGCTGCACAGGCCGAATGATCTTGACGCTCCCGCGCATGTTCACTTGGGTCATCCTAAGGCATCCGGATCTGGAAGGAACGTTGCGAACTTTTTGGCGAGTTCCACTTCAGCCGATTCATATTCTCCATCTAGCTCAGCCGATAAGCCTAAGAGAGTTGCAAAAAGCTTGCCCTTTACTGACGGAACGGGGGTGGGAACAGGTTCAGTCACTTCTTCCAGTTTCATATAGTACAAGGGCGGGATAAGATCATTGTTGGTGATTGCGGTGCACATTTCGGAAAGTGTGTGCAGGGACCCATCGGCCTTGTGTATCTCACTGAACTTGATGCGTTCTCGGGTGTCGGTGAAAACTGTACCGTAAACAACATCATTTACTCTGAGTGCTGCCACAATGTCACCAATGGCATTGCGTACATTGACTGTGTAACCAAGCATTGTACCTTTCATAGTTCCTCCTGCAGGGGGCACGGGAGTGCCGTTGATGTTGAATCTACTGTACAGTGCAGTCTTGTCGCCGTTGAAGTAATTCAGGTCGATGTTCAGGCTTTCGACACCAAACTGGGATCCAGGTCCATGAGAAGTATACTGCCAGAAAAGCCACTCGTTCACTGCCCATGGCAATGGGACCTTCGGGGCAAGTACGTCGTAATTAGCTACCCATAGTGGGTAACGATGGAAATAGTTCAGTTCTGATGATGTGGCCCCCAAAGTGTATTCTACCCAGTAATAGAAGGCAGTGTAAATGCCTATCTCTTTATCACCCACTAGTTGGCGGACCCGCTCAAGGAAGTCATACCAGTGTCTCCATCCTTTGTACGGGCCGCCGTATCTTTCTTCGAAGTCACCGAACATAGGAAGCTCGCCCCGATCGTTCCCTAGCAAAGTGACCCACTTCTCAGCCTGTCCCTTTGGGTCGGAGCGGCTATCGTACAGCCAATAAGAACCTCTGGGGAGGCCGGATTCCTTGGAGTGTAGCCAATTGTATACCCAGTCAGGATCTGCCCACGTGTTTTGTCCTGCGCGAATAATGACGTAGTCAGCAGCTGTAGCCATCTTGGCGAAGTCGATTTGCTGTGGGGTCTGGTCATCATCCTGATAAAACGAAACATCAGGACCTTCGGACCGTACGGGCAAAAGGGTTCTTTGGATAGCTTTTCTAACTGTATATGGTAGGTGCATTGCGCATCTTCTCTGCTAGTGCCTCGCGACGGTTCTTCATCACGTGGGGCATATTGGTGTACTCCATTGCGAACGACTTTGCGAGGCGCATGCCCAAGCCGCACAGGGCCAAACAATATGAGGTTGCGAAGTCGTCAAGCATTCCGTCCGGGGCACGAAGGGTTTCTCCAACGATTGAGAGGAGCTGGTCGTTCGTGGTTTGGCTGTGTATCTTCGTTGCCTTGTCCTTGAGGTACTCGATCGCGCTGGAGTACATCTGTGCTTTGCTTTTTATGTTCGTGTGCCATCCAGGCTTATCATCGCTGCCTTTGAGTATAAGTTCGGGGGGCAGCTCCGCAATAAGTACATGTCCGTGATTGTTTCTCTCGGGCATGATTTTGGCCCTGTTATAAAAGGTGGAGAGCTCCTCCAGGTATGACGCGAAGATTGCGGGCTCGAACTTGCCGCTAATCGTTGCACACTGCTCGCCGGCCGTGTCGAGGACATCTGCAACGCTGTCGTCGCTCGAAGGGTTTCCTTCAGCAGGGTCTGCTCCAATTACGTATCTACCCATCAGCTCGGGGGCCTTGAAAATGACAAGCCCTGGTAGGTCACCTTTCGTGTACTGCATGGGCTCGAATACTTCCCTTAGAAGCTTTGGAGGTATTCGTTTGTCCGTGGACAGTGCTTCGAGTGCTTCGTCAACCGTCTCCGGATACTGTTCGTGTAGCTCGTCAAGCGTCCCGGTCCTGCTGAGGGAGTCGTTCTTGATGTCCTCATACCATGCGTGCGTTCGCTCTGGCCGTACCCACCATGGAAGGAAGACTGGGAACCATGGATTTAGTTTGTTGAGTGCGTCTCTAAACAGCTTCTTGAAAGGACTGTTCGGTTCCTTCTTATTCGACCGGCTGATCATCATCATTGAGCCGCCCGCGTCGATTGTTGGCTTCACTGCAGCCATTAGGGCGTTGAGGTCGGGGAGGAGGTCGGCCTCGTCCACTAAGGCTGCAGTCGCTGTATACGAGTCACCTGCGGTGGTTGGAAACCCATATGCGATAGACCCATTGGACAGCTGAAACGCCAAAGTATTGTCTGTAAGGACCTCACGCGCTTGCATCCATTCGGGGATCCTTTTGTACATCTCTCGAAGCCGCCACATCAAGTATGCTGCTTCGGTCTCACGCCTCGAAAATACCAGGACTGTAGCTGAGGCACGGAAGATCATTAGCCACAGCAGGTACGCTAAACATAACCAGGTCATTCCCAACTGACGGGCCTTCAGAATGATTGTGAGGGCGTGTGCTGCAATGGCCATGGCCGCGTTCTTCTGGTCAGGCCACAGACGGAAGGGTATCCAATCAGTTTTGACCGCGTCGTATATCAGAATGTAAGTGTCAACAAAGTACGCGAAGGACTTGGAGCACTTCAGCCACTCGACGTTGACTCGTTGTTGGCTGTCCATGCTTCGAGCTCCTTCTCGGCTGCTGCCAGGTCTTCAGCTCTCAGTTCTTTGGTGATTACGATGGAAGCTGTCTTGACGCCAGCCCGATCTAGGAGTTCTTTCGCAGCGGCAACTTTTAGTCTGGGGTTCATCAGTGACTCGATCAGTGCGTCCACAGCCTTCGGCGCTGCCTCACGAATCTTTCGAGCTGCTTCTTCAACTGCCTGAATGGCTTCTACCATCGCGTTCTTGTCAAACTCGTTTGCCCGACCCTTCCAGTCGAACTCATTTGAGATGTCTTGCCATTCTTGTGACAGGTTGATCCAAGAACCCTCCGCTATGCGTATGGGTTCTACTTCATGGAGGTAAAGCAAGTACGCCTTACGCAGCGACCGCGTATAGCCTAGTGGCAGGTAGTATTTATAGAAAAAGTTGAATTCCCGGTTCGGCTCATCGATACGCTGGCCCCAGGGGGGAGTATTATTTGCGTCCATAGTTTCCTGTTACATCAATTATCACGATATTTTGTTTCTTGGCCAGGGTTGACTTCTAGAACATCTTTGATCACTGGTTAAAAAATGAAAAAAGATTATAATTATTATCATCAATTTTACATTTACACCCTGTCTGGGGGAGGGCGTGGAGTTGGAGAGAGAATGGCTGTCACCACTATTACACCTCAAGCTGAGATGGAAATCATCGAGATGGCTCGATCTGAGCAGTTCTCCCCTGATGCAATTGCGGCAGAGGTTGGTTGTTCCCTGTCCGCAGTTCGAAGGGTGCTATTGAAGGCAGGAATCGAGTTGCACAGGGCCAGCAAGGTCGACGCTCTTGGGCCGGAAATAGTTGGGGATATTGTTTCCAGATATAATGCAGGTGAGAAGGTGAAAAGCATCATTTCTCAGCACGGGATTGACTACAACACCCTGTACGCAGCACTTGCACAGGCGCAGGTCGACGTGCGCGTACGCGCCGATTATCTCGAAGGGGCTATGGAACAACGCAAACGGCAAGCTGTGGCCATGTACGAAGCAGGAGAGCCTTTGTGGCGAATAAAATCGGAGACCGGGTTTCATCAGCCAACCCTCCACGGGATCTTGCATGAGCTTGGGATAACGCTCCGACGTGATCGGGCAAGAGAAAGGAGAGCCAATGAGAACCATGCAGAAAGCGAATGGCGTGACGGTGATGCTAGACTACGGAGAGCCGGTGATGGCAGCAGTGGCCTTGTTGAGGAGTCAGTGCCTAGATGAAGAGTGTGTGTTCTTCATCGAGATTGGGTACGAAGTAGTTAGGAGGGAGGTTGTGTGGGTAGTAGGGGAAGTGGCTGAGTCCGGAGACGCTGAAGTCCACTTTGGTAGAACGGAGTTTCTTGGTGTGGGCGTTGAGCCTTATTTGGTGCAAGCGGATAAGTTGTTCTTCGTCGTACACACTTTGATTGGGGGTACGCTTTCTGCCAATTAGGTGCGGGGTGCCGGGGTTCCTTTCGCCTCGGTTTGCCCTGTGCTTGTTTGGAACGTCGCCACCCCGGGGCTCCGGCTAGGTGACGTTTGATTTAGGAGACGCCTCATGCGGCAGATTTGCTGGTGTGAGGCGTTTTCTTGTGCTATCCACCGACACCAGGTGATTCCGGCTAGCAAATCGCTTACCCGGTGACCCGATATCAGGTATAAAAATCACGGTTAGAACATGTCATTCGACACTAGACGGACAGGACCTAGGGAGGTTATACTATTATTAGAGCTTTACCAACTATAGCGTAAGGCCGAAACATGTATATCTTGAAAGGAGATTATCATGTCCGCAATGTATACCATCAAGCAGTTCTGTGCAGCCACCAACCTATCCGAGGTCTACGTTCGTCGTATGATCTTGACAGGCAAGCTGGACCATACCAAGGAGTATATCCCTGGTACCAATATTCCGCGGAACCTCATTCCGGAGGAAGAGCTGGCTCGGTTTCAAGGCAAACGTTCCCAGCGGAGAGAGGACGGTCGTAACAGGTTCGTACTTCACTCCACTCCTGCAGAACTGAAACGGATCCAGGAGGTTATGGCCAAGGAAGGTATTGGGTCGATCATCACCAAGCAGAAGCAGTACAAGCCCAAAGCCAAGTAACCAAACTACCTACCTACGTACTAACGTAGGTAGGTATTTTTTTTATGCAAGTTGCCAAATTTTTCTCTCCCCCTCTCCCCTCCCAGGCGACTCGCTATGGAATAGGATACATGGGTGAGTATACGCAACGGAGTCAGGGTGAGTACCCCCAGGCGAGTCGCGGAGCCGGAGGAGTAGCGCCGAGCGCCAAGCGAGTTGCTGCGCCGAGCGACCCGCAGAGTACGCCGAGCGCTGAGCGCTACCCGTCTACGTTTCGGTTATCTACGTAGAGCTGAAAGTCTTCGGCGATCTCTTCGTCGCTCATATCGAAGTATCCCTCAGCGAAGCGACCATCGAGGGCGACGAGCTCCTCGACGTACCCCTGAGCGTATTCTCCTGCATAATGCGACTCGATGTATTCTTTTATGCGAACGATATCCTTGTTCATAGCGTCTCCTATTCTATAATATAATTATAACTTATCACCAAAATCACCTCAAGGTATCGACGATGTATTCAGATACCCCCATACTTCTAAAAAGATCGCCGTAACCAACACATCATTGATCACTTGTATGATCATATAAAATATGTTATAATTAGGTATCAAGATAAAGATAGAACGTGGTTCTATCAAAACGAAAGGATACATACAATGAACGAGAAACAGGTAGAACAAAGACTTCGCGAGCTGTACGATTTCGATAGCGACGTCGTCGTACAAGACTATGTGAACGATCTCTCATCGGGTTTCGAACCCGTCGCTTACGAAAACATGAGAGACGGCGATCTCATTGAAGACGTAGAGCGCTATCGCGAAGCAGTTCGCGAGCATTATTTGAATCCTGCCCCCCGCTTCAGTAAGAAGATCAAGGATCCTTTGAAGATCGCGACCCTGATCCTTCAGCTTTGGGCGGCCGGCGATTTCGGTGATCTCGGTAACGACGAAGATAGCGACCCGATCGAAAATGAATTGTACTACGCCATCATCAAGGCTCTCGGTAACGATATTACAAGGTACCACGAGTCCAACAATATTTATGAAGCCGTAGCTAAAGATTTCTGGCTCATATCTAAATAAAGATAGAACGCGGTTCTATCAAAATGAAAGGATACACGATGAACAAGATTTCAGAGATGCTCAGAAAGCAAGCAGAGACACCGCTCTTCAAGCATACGCGCCCCATCTCGCGTACTGAGCGGCGCCGCATCATCAAGGCGATCATCGAATGCCTTGAGACTGACGAAACAATCAAGACGCATGTCATGAATGCAGTGTTCCCCGAAGCGAAGAGCATTGCGATCAGCCTTCTCGGTAGAGACGCCCCGCAGCATGACGACGATCGAGACTACTACGAGCTTCTTGATGCTATCATCGATCAAGGATTCAGAAGCATAGTATCAGCAGCCGACGGTCTTGAACGCTAGCAACATGAGGCGTCTAACAAGGCGCCTCGTATCCACATACAAGGAGGCACAATGTCTCTCTACATGCATATCAAGGAACTCCAGAGAGATGTAACGGAAGAGAACGCAGGGCGGCTCGCCGTGCACATCGAATACATGGTGAAATGTACGGATACGCCGTTTGCCGAGTGGCTGGGCCTGGCGCACGAAGCACGGAACATCGCCAGTGCGCCGAGCGGCAAGCGCAAAGAGCGCCTACTGGACACTCTGTGGATCATGGAGATAGAGCTCCGACGCCGCGAAGGCCTCGAACGCTACCACCGAGCCATGCGCCGCGAAAAAGATCGACGGCGCCAAACACATCATTGAGCACTTGTAAGAACCTTCAAGGTGTGTTATAATATGTATATAATGAAAAAATACACCCCTTCATCACTAATCACGAGTGAGCCTTCACTCGGTTAGGAACAGACTACAAGAAAAGGAGCCCCGAATGTCTGATCAAATGTTCTACACCATCAAGACTGCAGCCCTCGAGCTTGGACTGAGCGAGCAGTACGTTCGCCACGCCATCCGCGCAGGCAAGCTGGTCACCTCTCTCGAGCCCACGGGTCCGGAGAGCAACGTCAACCGCCACGTGATCTCGAAGGAAGCGTTGGAGACCTGGCGCGCAGCGACTTCTGAGCACTCCCGCCGTGAAGACGGCCGGAGCCGCTACATTCTGTACGTGACGCCCGACGAACTGGAGAAGATCCAGAAGCGTTACCCCAACGTGCCGATCATGAAGCCGACGTACGGCAAGAAGGAAGCGACCGACATTGGGAGCGACGACCCCATCGAACCCACTGAGATCATGGATCTCGAGCCGTCGTACTAATGTGCGAAGGATGCTTGATCATCTTCCTGATCATGGCCTGGCTCTTTGCACCCAGGCGACACTAAACGAAAGGCCCGTAGCAATACGGGCTTTTCGTGTTTCTAACCCGGAGATCTAAAATGAACAAACGATACCTGGCAATTTCAATCACACTGTTCCTGATCGCTTTCGTCTTCTTCATCCTGCTCGAAATTGAGCTCGGAAGTCTTGTCATCTTCGAAGACGGTTCCTGGATGTGGGGCGACTGGAGCGGTTGCCTGCCATTGGCCATCTGCAATGACTGACACCGAGTTCAGGAGCTACGACAACTTCATCGGCGCGATGCCTGAGTCCTCGCAACGCAAGAGCGAACGGCGACGCGCCGAGAGGGAAGCGATACAGGGCGCCCCTCAATTTGAATGCCCCGAGTGCCACGTGAAGTACGCCATATGGTTTGGCGTTTTCCGCAACCCCCCAGAAATAAGTGACGGAGGACCTTTGTACTTGTGCAAGAACTGTCACGAGTTCCTGGGCGACGACTATAGGGAGCCGGACCTGTTGCTGTAGCGCAATGCACAGGGCCGAGTTTCACGCGTAAGCGAGGCTACACATGGACACAACTATTTGCGTTGGCGGGGCGCTGATCCTTTTGATCGGCATCATTGTGGGAGTATGGGTGGCTGGTGTCGCACAACGGAACGAATGGCTGCACTACGACGAGCGCCAGGACAAGTTCAAAGTGGGCCGGCGCAAGTAGCGGAATGAGGGAAGGGGGTAAAAAAGCACGTGATGCGTGCGGGCCCCCCAGCGTCATTCGCTAAAATCGCAATCGCGAACCTCAAAGCGCTAAGCGTTGAACCAATAGGGGACGATAATCGATTTTCGATAATCATAAGATCATAATTTTCTTTGATTTCTGATGCTTTTCTTTTTTGAAGCATTGCGCTATACAACATATATGGTAGTAGTAGGTGATAGACTAGCACCATGAAAAAGATTTATTCAGATTTTACATAGATTTTTTTATAACTTTGATTATTATTATTATTATTATTATTATTATCTTCTCTCTACTCACTCACTCACTCACTCTCACATACCGGACACAAGGCCAAGGCGCCATGGAAGAAGGTAGCACATTAGTGACACCTTGCCTGTTTCGTGTTTCTGAGTTATAATCAATCCACAGAATAGGAGACCACACAGCATGACAATTACCACGCTCGAACAACTGTACGCACGTGCCCTCCCCCCCAACGAGAACGGATGCATCGAGTGGCAGGGCTCTTTTGTCAACGAAGGAAAGTACCCTATTGTCGCTTTTGACGGTGAAGTTCACAAGGTACACCGTCTTGCTTACATGCTCGCACACAATGTCACTCTGTCCATGAGGCAAGATGTACGCCGTACGTGTAAAAACAACACGTGCATCAAGGCCGAGCACCTCGTTATGAGCATGGACGCAAACACGAACGCCAAGCTTACCGAACATGATGTTCTCGAAGCCCGAAGGAGATATGCTGCAGGTGAGTCCGCTTACGCACTGGCAAAGTATTTTGGCGTCGGGGGTACGACAATGCGTAAGCTCCTGGCACGCATTACTTGGCACTATCTCAAGCCTGACCCTGAACCCGAGCTCGAGCGCCGCCCCAAGTCCGAGTAGCCGAAGAAAAAGATCCCCTAATCTAAACACATCATTGATCACTTGTCAACATGTAAAAAAACGGTTATAATATATATACAATGAAATCAAACCCCACCCCTCTCCAACAAATGAAAGGAACCCTCACCATGTCAAGATCAACAGTCTACATACGTTTCACCCTGTCGGCAAAGGCACGTACACATTCTTACGTCTTGGGCACGCAGGTCATCAACGAAGATGAGCCAGAAGTACTTCCAACCGTGGCCGAGAGCCTACACGAGGCCCTGTGCAAAGCAATTCACGAGAATGACCCTTCCGCGCAAGAATGGCTTCAATCCTTCGTGGATGACATCTCCTCAATGGAAGAAGAGCTTCACGACGTCAGCAACCTGACCTCGTACGACGCAGTCCTTCAAGCAATAAAGGCACTTCTGCCCGATCCCGCCCGACACACAGTATTCGTCGAAATGTTTCGCCAGGTACTGATACGGGCTCAAGCCGAATTCCGTAACACGCAGATCGGAACAGGCGATGACGCATTCATCGACGGCACAGGTGACGCATTCATCGAATCTGCTCTAGAGACCAAAAGCGCCCCGGAATGAAAGGAACCCATAACATGTCAACAGGATTCATATCCCTTGGTGTCAACGGCAGAGTTATCAACCTCGTGCACGTTGTCTCCACAACAGGTCTCAGTACCATTATGGACGAGGAAGCTGCGCTGTACCATAACCACCCCCCCATCGGAACTCCCAAGCTGGGGCTTACCTTCATCGGAACAGCTACCCCCGGCATCGGCTACGAAACCGTAAGTGAAACACTCTACGGCGACGAAGCCATCCAAGTGCACAACTTCCTCAACACTCTGGCCTACGATTTACGGCCACGGCCACCCTTGCCAACTGACTTCTTCGACGAAGGCAAGTTCCAAGAATGGGTCATCGAGCTTATCAACAATGCCTCCTTGCATACCAATCAGGATCCTATGCATACCTATGCGAAGTTTGAGCGTC